CATCTGTTAGCTCCCGTAATAGCTGATCCATTTGTATCATAAACCTGTATACCTCTTATAAATACGGCTCCTGCAGGACAGTTAATAGACTCCTGACCAGCAACAAAATTACCTAATTGTTGTTTTCTGTCCGCATCGATAGGCACATCTCTAAAGATTCTGTATTGTGCATTTAAAATTATATTCTCTAAAACAGCGTCTGTTAATACATTAGAATCAGTCTCAGTATAACTTCTAATCTGTGTTTTTAATCCTGATGCGCTTAACCCTGCCATTATTTAACTATCTCCAAACATAAAGGACATGTTTTTCTAAATCTTTTGTGACCAGAACAATGTCCAGCTTTTACAGCCTCTTCGTTCTCGTACACTGGAGTATCCGATTCTGCAGGTTTTAAATATAACTCTGCGTGCTCGTCCATATTTTCAGGACACTCACATTGTTTAATACCGAATAATTTACAAAAAAAATTTTTAATTTTTTTAATCATGCCGTTACCGTTACAGGTCCTGCTGATGCAGAACCGCCTCCTCCTGTCTCACTTATACTAGATGTCGTAGCTGTTGCAAAGGTATATTTATCATCATTTACTTTAGTAATTAAATAACCCGCAGCTAGATTTATTGTTGCTGCAGCCACTCCACCAACGACCTGAGCGTCTCTAAATCTAACTCTATCATTTGTTGATCTTCCATGATCAGGTTCCTCAACAGTTATTGTTGTAGATCCATTTGTTGTAGTAAATGGATTTAAAGGTAAAAGTTTTGGAACTGCTGTTTCTATTCTATCAGGTCTTACATGTCTCAAAGATATAGAATCACCGTTCATAGGTTTTGGTTCTAATTGTGGTTGCTTTGGTTCAAATTCAGACACATGCACAAAAGCACCGTTCCATTCTCTGACCATTTCTTTGTACGGAAACTCCATACCAGATCTGTCTGATATTGCTCGTGCGTATTTTCCTGTTGCGTACTTTGCCATTATGTTCCCGGATAATAAGCTTTAGGCGTGATGTGTGTGCTTGAAGCTGATCCGTCCTCCGCTAGTGCTCTTGCCAACTCATCCTCATAAGCTAGTTTTGTAGCTTGCAAAAGCTGTGGTTGATATTTTTGTGATAGATAATATGCAAGTCCTGATACCATGCAAGGCACAAATCTAAATGGTACATCTGTTGCATTTGTATAATCTCCCACATCCTGTATTCTTTTTATAAAAAAGAAATGCATATCTTTAGATGCGTTTGAAGAATCTGGTGTTGGATAAATGTGTATCGTAACCTTATCTATAAATCTCTCCACCCAATATTGATTAGGTGTGCCTTTGGATAATTTGTTTGAGAAACCTGCGTAAGTTGATCTATCGACTTTTGTCATTGGACTATCTGATTGTGTTGTCTGAGTTCTATTAGATCTTAATTGTGCCTCAAGAACATCGGATACTCCAAACACACTAGCTGGATCTGTGGTTGTTGCTGACGTTCCATCATCACTTGATCTAAAAAAATCATAGTCTGCCTGACCCTCTATAAGATCTAGATTAGTTGAACCTACCTCCCAATAATGAATACCTCTATTACCCCATTCTTGAAATAGGATATTAAGAGATCTTCTAGCAGATTTAAGTTGATAACCTGCTACAGAATTTAATCCAATACGTTCGAAAGCATCTTCTATTATCTCTTCGATAGCAAAAGTTTTGTCGAACGTTACTGTTCCTGAAGTAGTATTAGCCATTTAAACTCCTAGGACTCGTAAGTTTTAGTCCATTCACAAACAACTGTTCCAGTGTCTCCAGATGTGCAAGCCGGTAAAACAAGATTAACATCACCTGTAAAACCTGATGCTTCAGTATTTGATAAACCACCAAAGTCGCTATAATCAAATTCCATTTCACCTGCTAAAGTTTGAAATACAACATCTGTTGTTGCATCCCATTGCAAACGAATTGCATCAGCTGGTGCTGTGACTGAAACATTAAATCTAACTTTGTTTAATCTTACAGTCTTACAAGTTTTTCCATTACTGGTAGCCAGTCCAGAAACATCAACTATTTTAGTTGTGCTTCCTGTTCCGTCTGAAACCACGTTGAAGTGGGTGATAAGTTTTCTTGCTCCGTCAAATACAGTTGTATTTAATACTGTGTCTGCCATGTTTCCTCCTTTTCAAGAGCGCCTGCATCACCAGGCGCTCCGAGTTAATTATTAACTATCTGCAAAAGGTGTTGCTTCAGTACCTGTACCGATCAACACTGCTTCTACTAAATATACGTTGTCTTCAAGTGCAGTGATAGTAATTGTACTACCTTTGTCTCCACCTGTAGTTCCACCGTTCATGCTGATAACATCGTTTGATGATGCTGGTGCAAACGTATTGTTTGTACCATCTGCAACGTTAACAACTGTTGCGTGACCGACAAATTTGTCAGTTCCGTCAGTTTTAATATCGCAATCTGAACAATCTGTGCCTACAAAAAACTTGTAGACTGCACCTAATTGGTTGTTTGCATTAGGATCGTCTTGTCCAGCTGTAGCACCTTTGCTATCTGCTTTGATTGTTGGAAGTGTGATTGCACCATCTGCATCATTTACTTTGATAACTTTACCTGCGTGAGCAGCAAAAGTTAAAGTAGTTTCCGCTGTGATGTCTACAACCGCGTCAGGTCCCGCAGTAACGAATCCTCTTAAAGATTTTACTGGTCCTGAAAATGTAGTTTGTGCCATGTTTATATCCTCCTAGTTTTCCGAATACAGTCTCTAGGCCGTCGACTATACGCGTCTGTATTCTAAATAAATGTATAGTAATAAAACTATATACTACATTTTAGTAGAGCGCAAGAGAGCCTGTAATGTGAATGAGATTTATTCAACGATGTAGCTTTTTACTAAGTAGCTACTGAAACTTGTGGTTGCGAAGCCTCTATCTTATTCTGTACATCAGCTTTTTCTGCTTCTGCAAGTTTGATCTGGCTAATTACCTCTCTGACCTTTCGATCAATCTTAACCATATCGAGAGTATATCTACCCTCTTTCAGATGCTCCTGCTCCCATTGAAGATCTAATCCCTTCTTCTTTGTGTAAAGGGTCTCCAGTTGTTGCATTATCGCCTCCATCTATAACCTCCTCATAGGTTATTCTGTTTACCCTTGGATCATGCATTTCTCCAAGAGATTCCCATTTTATATCATTTTTTCCAAGTTTGTCAATGATAGCATTTTCTATGTCTATGGGACCGTCTAAAGACTCAATAATAAAATCTGTTTTTAATTGGTATGCAAATATTTGAACTCTAAATTTTTTCATAATCTCACCATTTAATTTTGTAAATGGGGCCGTTTTAAGGCGGCCCCATAAAATTTATTGATTACGCACCTTCTACGCCGTAGATACCTCTGAAGTCAGATACTCCAAATGAGTATCTTTCTCTAGCTTTGTATCTAACGTTTCCAGTATCGAAGTCACCTTCCATTGCAGTTGTCAATGGAGCTCTTGTGAACATTTTCATACCATTTGGTACGTCTGTCAAGATATAGAACGAATCAGAATCAGTTAGGTAATTGTTCACTCTGTATCCTTGAGGAACCATTCCCATTGAAACGATTGCGTTGATATCATTGTCAGCTGTTCCAGTTCTACCTTGAGATTTTAATAATCTCTCAGCTGTGAACTGATTCTCCGATGGGACTATCATTTTTAGTCCTCTAGCTGCGATTCTAAGTCCTCTCTCATCAGTGAATTTAGAGATGTCAATCATTGACTGCTCTAAAGACGTCTCATTAAGATCCGCTTGTGTTGCTAAAGTGTTAGCAACGTCTGGACCTGTAAGAGTAGGGTGATCTGTAGCAAATAATGCTTTGTCATCCCCAGACTTAAATGTACCAGTTGAAGGTAAACCGTTGATTAATAACTCAACAGCTTTTACCTGCTTAGCGTTACTCATAGATCTTGCTAAAGCTTTTGTGTATCTAGCAGAAAGTCTGTCGTAGAGATTATCTTCGATAGCTTCCTCTGTGATAGCAAATGCTAAAGCTACAGTCTCGTGAGTGTATCTAGCAGTGTAAGTTTCCTGTGCATCATCAAATGATACTCCAGCACCTTCACCTTTTACTTGTGCGTTACCGAATCCTGATAACATAACTTCCTCTTCGAAAGCTCTGTCAGAAGACTCGTTAGTATAAATCTCAGCATGCTGATTTTCATACCTTTTGTATTCCAAGCCGAACAGTGCGTTCAAACCTGGCTCTAGTTCTTTGACTAGTTGTGATCGTGATATTGCCATATTTGTTCTCCTATTCTAGCTATTATGTATACAAATTAGCGGCCGCGTTCATTACAACAACGATATTAGCGCCAGCTGCTGTTAGATCTTCATTATCGACATCCTCTGCGGATCTTACGATTCTGAACATACTTGTTTCAGCTTGTGTGCCTACATCAAAAGTTGTAGTTGATTGACCATCTTTTCCAGTACCATCAAAGTCGTTCATATTACCGACTAAGCCGAAAAGTGCTTGTCCGCAAGCGCCGTCCGTTTTCACAATATACTCTTGATGTGGATCGTCGTTTACGAAGGCTATTCCGTTTGTGCTACCAGTGTTTGGATTTGTTCCAAATGCAGTGCTCGCAGCTACTGAATTAGCAAACGTTGGTTTCTTTGTAGTGTTGTCTATAAAGAATACACCATTGTGTACTCCCACTAACAATGAATCGTTTGCAGTTGTAAAGTCGATACCACCGTCTTTACCGTCGTCAGTAGTTGAGAAGCCTGAATCCTGAATAAAACCAGTGTCGCCCGCTGTTTGGATTGACGCTGGGTTATTCTTGAAGATTCCTACACCCGGAGCAGTTTTGATCGCGTACTTTGATTGACCTTGGATTGCAGCTGTGTTGCCCAATCTCATTGCCGCTCTAAGTCCGAAACCAGTTGTGCTTCTATTAGCCATAGTTGTTTCTCCTTATGTACCTGCCGTCGTGAAACGGCCTCCAGTACGGTTTAATTATATCGATGATATTTAAAATTACTTTTTCGTACCACCGAAGGTTACACGAGATTGCCTGTCAACATTGATAGGCATTCTACTATCCTGCTCCTTCATAAGATCGTTTGCTACTGCTTCGCTTCGTTCTTCATGACGCTTGGTCATGTATTCTTGACGTTGCTTCGCGATCTCGATTGGTACCTTCGCAAGAAGAAGGCCACCGACCCCAATCACTCCCTTGTATCTGCCCTCATCGAGGACTGG